GCTGATCTTGCTTTAATGGCTAACTACGAGTTGAGCCAGGTTGGAGGAGTAAAACAGATCACTCCTCAGAGTCTTGGCGAGCTGACCATCGAAGAAATGTTCTCGGCCTAAAGGAGTCATTGTGCCGTACTACTCGGACAATTTAGACGATCTTCTGGCGTTTGATGGAGTCCGCAGTTTTACTGGCGGCCAAGCCAGCGGTTTACAATCTGACCTATTGGCAGAGAATCAAGTTCAACAGTTGGTCAATATGACCCTATCTCCAAAGGGTAGTCTTGAAACACGCAAAGGAGTTACAAGCTTTAGCACGACAGCGACAAGTCAATTGGGTTCAATTGGCGGGATGCGATACTATGATACTTCGCAATCTGAAAGACTTATAGCGGTTACGCAGGGTAGGCTTTATACAATTGATTCAAATGGGAATGCGCAACTGCGTCCAGCCGATGAAATATGGAATAATTTTACTGGCGCGACACGCATTTGGGATAATGAAAATCAGCAATGGGCTGATGGATTTGCTACAAATTATGATGTCAAGGTAAGCATGGCTCAGTTTAACGACAAGATGTACATGGCCGATGCGGATGGTCCTCTTTACTTTTTCGATGGAGCTTCTACTGGTGGAACTGGAATTACAACAAGACAAGGTGGTAAGGTTAGGGCGATCACAGTCACAACCGCAGGCATTGGATATACAAGCGCAACGGCAGTTGTCACAGGACCAGATTGGGGTGGTACACTTCCAACGCTAATCACAACTGTTGCTGGAGGAGCAGTTACTGGCGTTACTGTTTCTGACGGAGGATCTGGCTACTCAAGCGCGCCGACAGTTACAATCATTGGCGATGGGGCTGGAGCTACAGCCACGGCAACGGTAAGTCCTCCTCCTCTAAATTTAAAACTTTTAATCAATACTGGGAATAGGTTGTTTGGGGTTGGATCTAGTTCAAATCGCAACACGCTTTATGCTTCTGATATTCTCGATGCTTCTATATGGGATTCAACAAACAGCATTGTGGTCAACGCAGATGACGGAGACGAGATCACTGCGATTGTTCAATACTACCAGAATAGAATTATTGTTTTCAAAAAGAGGCGCATATTCCAAGTAACAATACCTCCAGATGCAACTACTGCTGCCGACTGGACGGTCCAGTTAATTTCAAACAACACTGGATGCGTGGCAGAACAATCTGCTGTCCAAGTGAACAGCGACATATTATTTCTTTCAGACGATGGCATTAGGTCGCTTGTGCGTTCAGCCGCAGATGATTTTACATCTGTTGGGCTTCCAATATCGGAAGTAGTCAAGGATGTAATCCAAGAAATCAATGTTGCCAAGATAGGCATAGCTACTGCCCACTTTTACGACAATAGATATTTTCTTGCAATTCCAACACAATCGAATGACTACAATGATACAATCATTGTGTACAACACAATCCTTGGGGCATTTGAGGGAACTTGGACTCCAGATGTAATGCAATTTGCGTTGACCAACTTCCAAGACCAAGGCTTGCGATTGATGATGAAATTGACAACGGGACAGATTACGAGGTATAGCGGATATAAGACATCAGCCCAAGTTACAACCGCAGATTATCAAGATTTTGGAGTTTATACGACAACCGCTGGTACGACTACAACCACATCAACTGGCGTGTTTAACTACGAATCTTATGTACGAACAAAAGACTTTAATTTCGGTGATCCATTTGCGGTAAAATATGGATCGCATTTCGAGGTCATCTTTGACGATTCATTCTCAACGGATACAACAATATCAATTCAGCGTGATATTGATGTTGGGGATATTGACGTTCAGCCAAACCTAAACATCTCCAGTTCTGCTCTCACACTTGAGTTCACGCTTCCAGCGCAACTTCCAACATCAGTCAAGAAGAAGCTTGCAAGCGACTTGCGTAAATACGAGAAGTGGAGATTGCTTAACGTAAAGATTCAAAGCGTAGCAAACAAGATGGCGATACGACAGATCACGGCAGCAGCTAATCCAGATACAATTGAGATACAGAAAACCCTATGACGGCTATTGAGTATATTGAGCAAAGCAGCGTTCCAGAGGCTATGTGGCCTAATCTAGCTGAGTGGTTTGGCTGGTTTGAGAAGCAGGGCATGGTCGGTATTGTCAAGGATAAGGACGGCATAGCTGGCGTGGCTTTGGCTAGGTGCGTTAAGGATGGGCAAGAGCCTAACCATTATGTGCATAGCGAAGAAGGCGAGAATGTGTTTGTTGATTTGACTATCTCCTCAAAGGGTGCTAAATCCTTAAAGTGCTTGCTGTTGCTCTTAGTGGAGCGTTTTGGTCCCCGCAAGCGGATCACTTTTAATCGTTCTGGCAAACCAAGGAGTTACGACTATATGACATTTATGCGAAAGGCATTACGCTAATGGGCGGGTCACCATCCATTCCATCACCGCCTCCACCGCCCGATCCCTTTGATTCGGCGCGAGCCAATGCGCTTAATTATCGCTCTTCTCTTGAGACTTATATTGAAAAAGCTCCAGACCTCGCCGAGCTTGAGAACAAGCTTCGAGTTAAGTATATGCCAGAACAACGGCAACTTGAGCGTCAAATGTCAGCAGCCGATCAGCTTGCCCAGGTGCAGGCAGGATTGCAGGCGGAGCGTCAATATGGTGGTCAGCGCATACTTGAAACCCAGCGTAGGGCTTATGAACAAAGTCCACAGGCTTATGCCTTAAATCGCGGTCTTGGAGATCAAATGACGCGCCAGTTTGAGAGACTCTACGGAACAAGTCCGTATGCCTCGGTTGAGGGCAATGTTGCAAGGCCAGAGACGGTTGCTCCAGTTGATTACATGGCAAGCATCAATCCGAAGAGCATTGCCAATCCAACGTATGATTTCGATATTGCTGGTCTTTTGGCTCGAAACGAAGAAGCCAAGAAAATAACAACCAAGAAGTTTAAGGCTGGAGAGATTTAATATGGCACTAATAACAGATAATCCATATTATCCACTAAGATACAAAGTTAATCCTGATGGGATAATTGAAACATTGGGACTTTACAGAGTCCCAAATCAAGGAGTTTCAATGGCACAGCTAAGGAATTACGAGGCCGCTGCAGGCAGTTTTCCGTACACAAACATAGTTGACGCTCAGAATGAAATTTCAAAAAAACAACAAGCCAACATTAAAAATCTTCAAAACACCTACGAAAAGCGTCTTGCCGATGTTACTAGCCAAGAAAACACTCGCAACTCTCTTGCCTCACAAATTCAAGCATTAACTGCTGGAGGCATGGGAATGCAGAATCAAAACGCTGGCCCAGCCTTTAACCAAGCCTTATCCCAACTTTCCGCTGGTCGTAACTACGGATCGTCTGATCTTGGGTCGATGTTAAACTTCCAAGTCTCGGATCAGCAGATCGTTGACGATTACAACAACTCAAAGCTATCCCGCCTTAACAGCGTGATTGATCGTGGCAATGCTCAGATCGCTGGGATCACGGAACGCCTAAAGTCGGCAAACGATCTTCTTACGCAACTTCCTGCTGGCGATGCCAGAAAAACCTCTTCAGAAGTATTTGTCAAACAATTAACCAGCGATCTAAATAGCGTAACCAAAGCCGTCACAGACGCGCAGGATATGCAAAAGAACTTCAAGCCTATCACGATGGATAGCCCCGAAGGGCTAAAGGAAATAACATCTTTTCGTTCTTATGCGCAGCTACCCGAAGAGCGTGCCGCCCAACAGCTTTATCAGATTGATCCAGACTCATATCACACTGCGGTTGGATTGGGTCAGCAATATCGCGAGATGGCAACTCAACCAATCAGGGCTACGACCACTCCAGAAACAGAGCAACTGCGCAGAACCATCGAGGATGAGGCTCTTAACCAGCTTCGCCTCGGATCGACCATTGGTGCTGAAGAACGGCGTGGATACGAACAAGCCATCCGTGGAGCGCAGACTGCCCGTGGAAACATATTTGGCCTTGGACCAGCAGTGCAAGAAGCCTCGCAGATCGGTGCGGCTGGCGAGCAACGCAAGCTTGCGCGCTACGGAGCAGCACAAAGCTTTCTCGGATCTGGTCAGACAACTGGTGATGCCTTGCGTGCCGACTTGGCATTCCGTGATGCGCTACAGCAAAACAGGCTTGGGGCAGCCGCTGGGTTTATAGCTGGCGGACCTTCAATGTATAATCTTGGTCAAGCTCGCACCGCCAATCAGCAGGGTCAATTCCAGAATTATATTAACGCCAATCAAGCGCAACCTGGGCAGTTTGCCACACAGCCTTATTCCAGCCAGTTCTATCAGACGACAAATCCTGCGATTCCTGTACAAATGAGTGGACAGGCAGCGCAGATTTATAATACGATGGCAAACTATCAAGCCAGCACCTATGGTGATTACACGCGAGCAATTGCAAGTCAGCCGAGTGGGGCGCAACAGTTTGGTCAGATTGCCACTGGTATTGGCAATTTGTTTAGCCCATTCAAATTCGGATAAAGGATAATTTATGGACAGAGTATCATACGGACCATTTAAGCTATTTGAAAGCGATGCCTACAAGCAGGCGAAAGCTATGCAAGCTGAGAAGCAAAATCTTGAACTTGAAAAGCTACGGCTTGATCTAGCTGAAAAACGCAAAGAGCAGGAGATGTCCAGCGCAAGCGGACGGGCAACTCAAGCCGCCGATATAGCGGCAACTCTACAGCAAGATTATCAGAAAGAGTTTGGCATACCTATTGGCGAGCAAATGGGTTCGAGAATAGTTGAAAAAGGTGGACCGAGCATTCTTGAGGCTACCAAAATGCAGGGCGAGCTTGATGTTGAGGCAAGAATAAAACAAGCCAAGAGGGATGCGATGATGAACTTTGCTGCTGGCGAGAAGTCCTTATTGCCGACTGCAAGCGTTGATCTTGGCGGCATCAAGCGCACTGTTCTTGCTCCAGAGGTTGGGAAGACAAGTGCAGACATTAACCAGCAAATTTTCCAAGCTCAAGTTCCACAACTTACAAAAGCATATATTGCTCAAGGTTACGATCCAGACACGGCTATAAAAATGGCTGGATCTGATGTAACTAAAAATCTTTTCAAGGCACAATCTAGCGGTAAAGTTGTTCTCACATCAAACGATGGAATGAGCACAATTTCATACACAAATGAACAAGCACAGAGAATGTGGAAAGACCCATCT